GTGAGAGTTACGGACTAGAGCATCATCATGCAAGACTAAGATCAGCAGGGGGCAAGGATGATACCGAAAACATAGTTTTGCTGTGTGGATGGTGTCACCGATTAAGCAGGGATGCTCCACATCAAAGTAAGGACGGAAGAATCAAGTGGGTGGAATACTTAACAGCGATGTACCCTGATTATTGGGCCAACAGCAGAAAAAGCCAAGAGATTAGACCGAGATATAAACAGGAGGTAGCGAGATGAATTATTGCCGAGATTGTAAAGATCATGATTCCAGTTCGTTCACTTTTCCGTGCAAAGAGTGTTGCGGCACAAATGAAAAGCGTAACTTTGTTAATAAAAATATGGTTGAAAGTATAGGAACAAGGGCAGAAGCAATTAATCTAGTGTATCAAGAACGAAACAACCAAGATGCCAAGTGGGGAGAACAAAACCACGCACAAACAGCATGGGCAAGCATACTGGGTGAAGAGTTCGGCGAGTATTGCCAATGCGTTAATGAAACTTATTTGAGCAACGCAACGAAGAAGCACGAAGGCGGTTATGAAAATTTGCTTAAAGAACTAACGCATGTTGCAGCGGTGGCGGTGGGAGCGATGGAAAGCTTAATGAGGAATAAAGACAAATGAGCGATAAAATATTAATAATTACAGTCTTAGTTGTTTACGCATTAGTACCTTTGTATTTCATTCACAGGAGGAATAAAGACAAATGAAGTGTAGTGTATCGCTTTACTCCTTCCCCAAATGGGAATGTAAAGAGTGCAAGAACTTCGATAGATGCAAAGATAAGTTCGCAAGTCTGATTATTGTATGGGATGAAAGGGGTTGAATAAATGGAAAAGAAGCAACAAGATTGCGGAGCATGTGACCACGACTGCGATAACTGCTAATAAATAAGGGGGAGCAATCCCCCCAAATAAGGAGTGCTGAAAATGTTTCTTGATCTTGCGAGTACAATCGTAGGTGGGATATTAGTTTTGATCGGTGAAGCTGTGGTGACTGGATTGCTGATAGTGTGGGCGATTACCCCGAAGAAGAAAACCAATAAAATGAAGTGTCCTTTTATATTCGATGGAACTTGTGATCCTAAATGCGAGGGGTTCAAGATATGCGAAACAGAAAGGAAGATGCACTTTGAACAGTTTGTGTGATGAAGTTGATAAGGACTTGCTAAAGCGTTTAGAGATACTCAGGATAGAATACTTGAAACTTCCAGAAGTTGGCGCATGATGAATGATAGAGAATGTCCTAATGGGTGGAGCGATTGTCTTAACTGTTCACATGAGGAACAATGTAGAAAAGGATTTTACCATGGAGAAGAAAATAGACTCGTTGAAGTTGCTGAGATCATAGAGAAACAGATAGATAAAGAAGTCGCTGAGGGTGTGAAGATATTGAAAGCGTTACCAGAAGAAGACTTTTGGGCAGAGTGGGGAAAGTACAGCACACCGAATCTACACGCGAAAGAACCTTATAAGTGTATGTATGGACCAACAGCGCCAGGAGGGGGAGGGATGAAAGGAGCTAAGAAATCAACTAAGGGATGCAAGCCGACTGTGTATGTTTGGGGAGTATTCAAATAAACATAATTATTAAGCATAACATAGTTGACTTACCTTGACAACATGGGTTATAATGGATGTATAGGTTGTCTCTAAGTTTAAATGAGCAACAACAAGGGCGCGGCTAAATGGCCTCGCCTTTTCTTTATGCCTATTTTTAATGAGGTGAGTGCAACGGAGATCAAAAGCATAGCCGAAGAAATACACGAAGCATCTAAGAGACTAAGCAAGGGATCAGATGCGCTATTTCTACTAGCCAAGGCAAGCGCAACAGCAGAGCAACAGTACAGAAGCGCACTAGCCAAAGAGATAATGACATTAAAGCTGGATGGACTACAAGCAACGCTTATTCCAGATGTTGCTAGAGGACAAACAGCAGACCTAAAGTTCGTAAGGGATCTTGCAGAAGCTAAGTACACATCAGGCCGGGATTCCTTGCGAGCCATAGCAGCACAATGTAATGCGCTTCAATCAATACTAAGACACCAAACGGATATATAGGACAAATATATTGAAGATGGGGTGCAACAATGGCGAAGAATGGGAAAGCAACAAGAACGTGCAGAGAGTTTATGATGGAGCAATCTTATAAAGATACTCAGTCACGAACCAATTGTGCTACATGCGTGAAGTATGTGAGGGAAACACAACGATGTGCTGATGAAGTGGGAGTTGTGGGGAGATACGAGGAAACGCCACGCTTTGAGGATTTTAAGAGATTGATGGAGGATGCGAAAAGCATTTTAATATAAAGAGGTGAAAGCACAATGGCATTAACGGCAAAGCAACAGGCATTTATAAATGAATACTTAATAGACCTGAACGCTACGCAGGCAGCCATTCGCGCAGGGTATTCACCTAAAACGGCTAAGTTAATAGGTTATGAGAACTTAACTAAACCATACATAGCTAAAATCATTGAAAAAGCTATGCAGGAGCGATCAGCAGCGACAGGGATCACAGCATCATACGTTCTTAATGGGCTTAGATCTATAGCAGAGCGAGAAGGAATCAAAGAAGCAGATACAATAAGAGCCTTCGAGCTATTAGGAAAGCATCTTAAACTATTCACAGAGAATGTAAACCTATCCGGCAGTATGGCTGTACAGATACTAGATGATGTTGAGTGAGATTATCAACAGCACTAGCCCCGGCCTTCTCCCCTATTCATATAGATATCAAAAGTAAAGCACATACTCACTATTGGTTGAATGGAGGGCGTGGCTCCACTAAATCCTCATTTGTTGCAGTTGAGGTTATCCTGGGATTGATGAAAGATCCCTTATCAAATGCCGTGTGTATGCGTAAGGTTAAGGATACACTCAAAGATAGCGTATATGAGCAGTTATGCTGGGCCATAGAGATACTTGGCGTTGATGCTTATTGGAATAAAAGCATATCGCCCTTAGTTCTTACTTATATACCAACAGGACAAAAGATACTATTCAGAGGTGCAGACAAACCAAAGAAGATCAAGTCGATCACCTTCGCCAAAGGCTATTGTAAATTCCTATGGTATGAAGAACTTGACGAGTTCGGCGGCATGGAAGAAATACGAATGATTAACCAATCTCTTATGCGTGGTGGAGAAACCTTCGTTGTGTTCTACTCGTATAACCCTCCTAAGAGTGCGAACAACTGGGTTAATGCAGAAGTACAGCTAACACGAGAAGATAGGCTTGTGCATCATTCCAACTACCTTACAGTACCTAAAGAATGGTTAGGGCAACAGTTTATATTAGAGGCAGAACACTTGAAGTTAGTTAAGCCGATTGCCTACGAACATGAATACCTGGGCGAAGTCGTGGGAACAGGCGGCGAGGTATTCGACAACGTACTCTGCAGGGTTATCTCAGATGAAGAGATCAAAGGCTTTGAGGTAATCAGACGAGGTATGGACTTTGGATATGCTGTAGATCCTTTCTCCTATGGCGTTATGCACTACGACATGAAGCATAAAACGCTCTACATCTTCTTTGAGATATACAAAGTGGGACTAAGCAATCACGCAGCGTATGAACTCGTTAAGGCTGAGAACAAGGCCAATGAGATGGTGACAGCAGATTCAGCCGAGCCTAAGAGCATCAATGAGTTAAGGCAGTACGGCTTGAAGATAAGGCCAGTTAAGAAGGGCCCTGACTCAATTGAGTTTGGCATCAAGTTTCTTCAAGACTTAGAACAGATCATCATTGACGATAAACGTTGCCCTGAGACAGCGAGAGAGTTTCTTACCTATGAGTTAGAGAAGGATGCTAATGGCAACTACAAGGCAGGGTATCCGGACCGCAACAACCACGCAATTGATATGACAAGGTACGCTTTGAATGATGAGTGCATGAGATTCAAGGAGAGAGTCAAGAAGAAGCCAGATGAGTTTGAACAAAAGCATAGTCAAATGGTTAAGGATATGACAGGCGGAGTAGTTCCTAAGAGCTTCCTAACATTTAAGTGAAAGGTGATTACTAAAATGTGGGTAGGAAAAAGCAATAACTTTAATCCTCTCCCTGACGGTAAATATGGAGAATTAATAAGTACCATAATTATAGTGGGAATTGCAGTATTGTATTTATTATTAGCTATATATGATGCCTGATCTCAAGAGTTTCCTGACGTTTAAGTGAGGTGTGAGAATATGATTACTGCATTTGGTAGTTTCGCCTGTGGTTATATATGGTGTCTAATCATGCACATAAATAAGGATTGAGTCCCATAATAGGTACTATGCAAAGTAGATAAAAACGCAATCCCTCATATTCAGCCATATTAGACCATGACAGCCATTCAACACGTTTTCAAACCTATTCATTTAGGCATTGAAAAGCGTGTTTTTTCGTTGTGTACTCAACTTTGATTATCGGCTGATTGCTCGGTATTGCTATAACGTCCATATTTGGTAGAAAGACAGGTGAACATATGCAAATTCTCATAGATATTATGGCGATAGTCGGCTCTACTGCATGTCTATATGGTATCTGCTATGCCATAGCAACGTACATGGTGCGAAAGATTGTTAAGGATAGAAAGCCCATCGTCGTTGAACTAACAGAAGAGCAACAACGCAAAGCTAAAGAGATGGCGCAGGGATGGCAGAACATATTGAACTATGACATCAGAGTGGCGAGGGGTGATAAGTAAATGATGAGCGAGGAAGAAAAGAAAGAAACTGAAATGCTAGTGGCAATATTGCTCAACACCTGCTCAGATGGTGAGTTCATTATAACTCCTGCAATGATATCGAACTTCGACCATAAACAGATTGTAAATGTACACCGCCGGTGCAAAGATGGGAACATGATGCTAAAAGTAAAGAAGGTTGAGTAATGGATAATTACAGCGTAAGCGATCAAACCGCCGATTGGCAGAAGTACACCAAAGGACGCTCATACAATCATCAATGCAAGCCTGACTACTACACGACAGTAGACAATAACATAGCGTTCGCAAGTGGTGAGCAATGGCGCAACGTACAAGCGAATGGTATGCCTACCCCAGTGTTTAATATCATTAAGCGAGCAGTAACCTTCTTTGTTGCTATCATCACAACGAACGCAGTAGCGGCACAATGCGAGCCACTCACTTATGCTGAAGATGACAACGGTGACGTAGTAGATCCGCAAATGACAGACGATAAGCATACCTCAGACATTGCAACAAGTGAGATCGGCAATATATTCCACAAGGTCGGCATGGATAACAGGATAAGGGATGCACTCTTCGACGCTGCTATCATGGGTGATGTTGCTGCACATATGTATTTTGATCCAGAAGCAAAGCCATATAACGGAGCGTTCACCGATATCAAAGGTGAGATAAACCTAGAGTTAGTTGATGGAACGAACGTCATGCTTGGTAATGCCAACAATCCCAAGATTGATGTAAAGACTCAGCCTTATATCATCATCTCAGGTAGAGACACAGTAGAGAACTTGCGAGATGAAGCAAAGGCATACAAACAGAAGCAGTCAGACATTGATTCAATCACTACAGACAAGATGGTTGACGGCATGGCTGGGGATGCAGGCAAGATTGAGATCATAGGTGATGACTACGGCAAGGCACTGTATCTCATTGTTTACAAGTACGACAAGACTACTAAGACAATCAAGGTGAGCAAGTGCTTAGAGAATGTCTATGTCTACAAAGACATTGACACAGGGTTAGCTTGTTATCCTGTAGCTTGGTTATGTTGGGAGAAGCAGAAGAATCAATACCACGGCAGAGCAGTAGCTACAGGCATGATACCTAACCAAATCTTTATTAATCGCATGTTCGCTATGGTCATGTACAATCTCATGATGACCGCATTTCCTAAAGCTGTATATGACGCCGACAGAATATCAGGTTGGTCTAATGAGATAGGCACAGCAATTCCCCTTACTGGGCTGAACCCAGGGGATAGCATAACAAACGCCGCCGCATATCTTAACCCTGGTAATATGTCGAATCAGATCGTACAAGTCATTGAACTTGCCATATCTCAGACAAAAGAATCCATGGGCATAAACGATGCTCTAACAGGTTCAATGCACGCCTTGAACTATCGCGCAGTAGTAGCAATGCAAACGGCAGCGCAAGCCCCTCTAGGCAACGTCAAAGCGAATCTGTATGAATGGGTATCGGACATTAGCAGAATCTTGTTAGATATGATGGGAACATATTATGGCAAACGTCCTATTGTTATTGATGATGGCAAAGGTAGTAAGACAAAAGAGGAGTTTGATTTTAGTGTTCTCAAAAACATCTGGCTCAATGTCAAATGCGATGTGGGCGCAGCTAACTATTGGTCAGAAGTTAGCCAAGTTGAAACGCTCGACAATCTACTCAAACAAGGTTCAATCGACATACTTGACTACCTCGATGCTCTACCTGACGGATATATCACAGAGAAGCAAGAGCTGATTGACGGAATCAAGGCAAGGCTGGACGCACAACAACAAGCGCAAGGGCAACCGCCCGGACCCGGACCCGGACCCGGACAACAACCCGGTCAACCGCAACAACCACCGCAACAAGACAATACTCAGTTATATTTGCAGTTAGAAGCGTTCATGAAAACACTCCCTGCCGATGTTCAGGCGAAGTTAAAGAGTATGCCAGATCAACAGATGGAAGAAATCTTAATGAAGTTAATGCAACAAGCGCAAGGAGGACAACAAGCAAATGGATAAAACATGTTGCTTAATTTGTTCAGTTACTCCAAACGGACCATGCAAAATATGTACTTGGGAAACTAAAGGAGGGCAAACAAATGGCTAAGAAACCCACAGCAAAAGCAATCAGTCAATTTCAAGCACTAGCCCAAAAGAGTACGCCAGCACCCATGCAAAAACCTATGATGCCAATGCCAGCAGGGATGCCACCAAAGACTATGCCGAAGAAGAAGGCAACGCCCAAGAAAATGGGTATGGTCAAAGGAGCAATGCCAAAGGGAATGATGGGCGGTATGTAATCCGCATTATTGAGAGGAAGTGATTACATGGCAAAGGCAGCACCAAAGAAACCAACTAAGTCAGCACCTAAGATTGGGAAGAAACCCTGCTAATATAGTTCAATGATGGGGGTATAACGGTATGGATAAATTAAGCTTACTCATACAGGCGATATTTAAAGAGACAGACAATTATTTCGATGAACGTCAATCTCTGAAAATTAGAGAACTAATAATTGACTATATCGCTGATAAAGAGTTGGATTTGTATAACGAATATAACTAGGATGTGCCAACTGACGAGTCACTTTAATTAGTGGCTCTTATTATATGCCCAATTACGGAGGGTAAGCACTGCGCCCTCATGCGGTGCAATTGTATCGCTCCCAACCATAGGAGCAAGAAGGAGAGATTTTCATGTTTAAACCATTCTTGCAACCATACAAGATGGCAGAAACCGACACAGGCTCAGGAAGTTCAGAAGTAGATTCTTATAACTCTGACATAGCCCCTACTGATACACCAACAGAAGAGGCGAAAGCAGAGGAACCCATAGCGGAAGTCAAAGCTGAAACGGAAACACCAACCGCACCAGTAGAGACAGAAGCCAAATTCAAAGTGAAGTTCAACCATGAAGAAAAAGAAATATCCATGGATGAAGCTCGTGAGTACGCACAGAAGGGCATGAACTCAGACAAAGCGGTTGAACGTGCCAAGCAAGAAGCGCGAGATGCTTATATCTCCGAACAAGCCTATGAGTGGAATGGCAAGCCAATCACAACAGAAGCGCAATATAAACAAGCCCTTGCTGAACAGAAGATGAGAGAGGAATACAAAGAACTTCCTCAGTCCGTTCAAGATGAACTCATCGCATCAAGGCAAGACCGTGAACAGCGCAAAGCCAAAGACGATGAACAAGCGCAGAAGGAAACAGATGCAAAGGCTGAACAAGCCAAGCAAGCTGATCAAGTTACCTTCTTAACTTGGTTCAAAGAGCAAAACGGTAAAGACTTCGACGGAGCAAAAGACACCATACCTCCCGAAGTATGGCAAGAGAACGCTAATGGAGTGCCATTGATCGCGGCATATTCCAAGCACGAGAACGCTTCACTTCGAGAGAGGATAAAACTACTCGAACACAATAGCGAAGTGGCAGGGAAAGCCCCTGTAGGCTCTGTCACAAGTCATGGAAGCCAAGAGGTAGCCGAGGAAGATCCATTCATCAAAGGATTTATGTCAGTAAAATAAAAATAAAAGGACGTGTATACAATGGCTGTAAATTTAGCATCAAAATTTAGTCCAGTAGTAGACGAACGATTCAAATTAAAGAGCATGACGGAAGCAGCGGTCAATCAATCTTATGAATGGTCTGGCGTAGACACAGTCACCGTGTATGACATTCCAACGGTCGCAATGGCTGATTATGTCCGTACGGGCGTTAATCGTTACGGTACTCCTGCTGAACTGCAAAACAACAAAACGACCTACACCTTATCTAAGGACCGTGGATTTACATTCACTATCGACAAAGGAAACGCTGAGGAAACAGTCGGAGCAATGGACGCAGGTAAAGCACTTGCACGTCAACAAGATGAAATTATTGTGCCCGAGTTAGATGCTTATCGTTTGGCTGCAATGGTAACGGCTGCAATCGCAAATGGTGGATCTCCTACGGCTGCCGTTCTAACCGCATCGACCGCCTACGCTTCATTCTTGGCAATGAGCGAATACTTCTCTAACAACAAAGTCCCTCTTGCTAACCTAGTAGCGTTTGTATCCCCTGCATTCTATACGCTTATTAAGTTGGACAACAACTTCATTAAAGCGTCTGAACTTGCACAAGGTATGTTAATCAATGGCCAAATTGGTGAGGTTGACGGTGTGAAGATTGTTCGTATTCCTTCAATCTATCTTCCTGCTAATGTTGACTTTGTTGGATGCCATCCTTCCGCAACTGTAGCTCCTAAGAAATTGGAAGACTATAAGATCCATGATAATCCTCCAGGCGTTTCCGGTTCACTCGTTGAAGGACGTATCATTTATGATGCCTTCGTACTCACAAGCAAGAAAAAAGCGGTCTATGCTCACAAAAATCTGTAATCAAAGGATGATTATTTATGTGGAAATATGAAAACGATGAA